TAAAAGCACCTATAATTCTTGAAGATTTTAAAATACCAGACCAACCTGTAAATGTAGAACTAGAAACTTTACTTGGTGATAAAAAACCAATATTAGACACCATAAAAAAAATAGGTGAGTTAATTCCTGGAGCAGGTGCTGCTATTGAAACACTTGTTGAACAACTCGAATCTGCAATAGAAGAAGCTATTAAACCATTACTTGAAGGTGGTTCAACTTTACCTGGACCCGAAGTTAATAAAGAAGATGGTGCTTTAGAATCAACTGGTTATACATATGTGGGTGATGATCCAGAATCTCAATCGGTATTCGATGTTGACGATGAGGATGGTCAGAGACAATTTACAACTGTTAAATTAATAAGAGAAGATGTAGAGGATTTAATATAAAATGGCTATAAGAGACACATCAAGAAAACCTTATATAGAAGATAATAATACGGATATATTTATTGGTTTAGATTTACCAATTAGAAAGTCTGAAGGTAAAGAAGGATATTTTGCGTCTACTTCTACAACCATAGAAGCTGTAAAAAATAACATAAGAAACTTGTTGAACACTCATCACGGGGAAAGATTGATGCAGCCTAATTTAGGAATTGGTTTAAGAAAATATTTATTTTCGCAATTAACTCCCGATATTGTTATACAAGTACAAAATGAAATATCTGATACGATTTCAACTTGGTTACCTTTTGTTGAAGTTAGAGATATAGAAGTAGTTACAGCAGATGATGATACGACAGTTGAAAAAAATACAATGAAAGTATCTGTTCTATTTAATATTAAACAAAGTCCAAATACCTTAGATTCTGTTCAAGTTTCGATTACTGAAAGTTCTGAACAAATTGATAATGCAAATCAAGGAGGATATTAATGCCGTCATATAATAAAAAAGATTTTAAAGAATCAAATGTAAATTATTTAAATAAAGATTTTACACAACTTAAAGAATCACTTATTAATTATTCAAAATCTTATTTCCCAAATACTTATAGAGATTTTAATGAAACATCGCCTGGTATGATGTTAATGGAAATGTCGGCTTATGTTGGTGATGTGCTATCATTTTATGTTGACCAACAATATCGAGAAATGTTATTACCATTAGCTGAAGAAAGAAGAAATGTTGTTAACATGGCTAAAATGTTTGGATATAAAATAAAACCAATTTGTCCAGCGTATGTTGATTTAACTTTTAAGTCTGAAGTTAGTTCTGTAACTGGTAATGAAAGTCAAGTAGATTATAGTTCAGCTGCATCAAGTCAAGCGTCTTCATTCCCAGCTGGTATCACCGTTACATCAAACAATAATGCTGATTTGATATTTGAAACATTAGATGTTATAGATTTTACTATCACTGGATCTGATGATGGTAAAGTTATAGCGACAACAAATGCGGATACGGGATTAGCTAGTACATACACATTGGAAAGAAAAGTAAAAGCTATTAGTGGAAAAGAAAAAACAAAAACATTTACAATTTCAAGTCCAACTAAATTTTTAAAATTAACTTTAGAAGATAAAAATGTGATTGATATTATTTCTTGTGTAGATTCAAATGGAAACAATTGGTATGAAGTTGATTTTCTTGCACAAGAATATGTTCCAATTGAAACACATTATACACAAGATACAAGAACAAATGCGTATACTGATGTTTTACCTGGAGAGGGTGGAGCCACGACTATATTAAATGATGTTTCTATTCCATACTCACTACAATATTTAAGAACTAGTAAAAGATTTACTCGTGAAACCAATCCAGACAATACCACTTCATTAATATTTGGTAATGGTATTTCGAGAGATGGAAGGTCTTTAGATGACCACGACTTTAAAGATTTAGAGCAATCGGGTATTGTAATACCTGGAACTACAACAGATTTATCCGATTCTATAGACCCATTACTTGGTGATGATTATTCTACATTGGGTGAAACCCCTATACAAACAGTTTTAACTGTTACTTATAGAGTGGGTGGTGGTATTAACTCTAACTCTGCGGTTGGAGATTTAACACAACTTGGAGCTGTATCAGCTATCGCTGGAACTGGTACTGGAACTATTTCATCAGTAACAAATGAATTTCCAGCTATTGGTGGTAGAGACGAAGAGACTGTAGATGAAATAAGAGAAAAAGCAAAAGCGTTTTTTACAACACAAAACAGATGTGTTACAAAAGAAGACTATGAAGCTAGAGTGTTAAACATACCTTCAAAATTTGGTAGTATCGCGAAAGTATATGTTTCAAGATTTGATAATAATACTTTAACTGTTTATAATTTAAGTGATGTTGTTTCTGATTTAGGAACTCTCAAATCTAATATTGATGGTGATATAAATGATATTGATAGTATTTTAAATGCATCTACTGTTGGAGAAGTACAACAAGGTACGGGATTATATTCAACTATAACTTGTACGAATCCTGCAGATGGTGATGTACCACCTGGTTGTCCAAATGATGCGACATGGCAAGTTGAATGTACTGGTCCAGGCTCATCCTTTTCTGGACAATTTGAAGCTCAAACTCAATGTGCTGAAGAGAACTCAGAATTTCCTGAAGGATTTGTAAATCAATTTGTACCTGTTCTTATTCAAGGTGAAGAAATAATGGAAACTGTTACTGATTCTTATACTTTTACTCCTGCACAATTTGAATCTTTACAACTTGAATTAAATTCACTTTCAAGTCGAACAACCGCTGGTGGAGCTGCGATAAACATTCAAGATATAGCTTCATCTATACCAGATGATAATGAATCATTTGCAAACTTTGGAACAATAAATGTTTTTGTATTGGCTTATAATTCATCGAAGCAACTTGTTGGTAATGCATTAGCTGGAACAAATCATTTACCTACAGCCACAGATAATATTCCAAATCTCTTATTACATAATGTAAAAAATTATTTAGAAAATTTTAAAATATTAACTGATGATGTTGAGATACAAGATGGGTACATTATTAACTTTGGTGTATTATTTGATGTTGTTGCTCACAAATTCGCTAATAAGAATGAAGTAAAACTATTATGTATAGAAAAAATTAAAGATTACTTCAGTACAGATAAAATGCAATTTAGTCAACCAATATATGTAAGTCAACTAGAATATGAACTAATGGGTATTGATGGTGTTAGAGCTGTTAATTATGTCACAATAACTCAATATGATGACCATAATTTTGATACATCGGGTGGTGATACTGGTCCAACTTTAAATGACGCGACATATACTTATTCAATTTTAGCTGAGGGTACAGTATTAACAGCCGGCGAAGAGTATCAGGGTGAAACTGTTCACGGTACAGCTGAATATGGTTATCGGTATGATTTTAAAGCATCTCTTGAAGAGGGTGTTATATTACCACCACACCCAACAAATCCTGGAGTATTCGAACTTAAAAACCCTAACCAAAATATTAAAGGAGTAGTAAGATAATGCATCATTTTATTTTTCCAACACAAGACACATGGGTATCAAGTGGTTCTTCCATTGTAACAGGAGAATCATTTAAGGACCAGAACTTTGGTAGAGACCAAATTCTAGAAGTTAAAAAGTTTTTTTATAATAATTCATTCGACCATCAAACAAGAGCGTTAGTTAATTTTGAGGGAAAAGATTTTACTGATATGTCAGAATCAATAGCGAATGGAACAATTACAAATCCAAAATTTTATTTAAGACTTTATGAGGCTGAAGGTAACTCGGAGCTATCAGAGGAATATAAATTAGCGATTCAACCAATATCCATGTCTTGGGTAGAGGGTACGGGTAAGTTTGGTGATGTTCCAAAGAACACTAATGGGTGTAGTTGGGAGAATCGTAGTAACCCAATTGGTGGTACTGAATTAATATGGAGTGGTTCGGGTAAAGGTGTTACGGTTATAACCTCATCAGTTTATAACGATGTAGTTAGTTCATCAATTCAAACATTTTCGAATGAATCACCTGATGTTGAAGTTGAAGTTACTGACATGGTTAATATGTGGTTAGGTGGTGTTAGACCAAGTGACCATGTGGTTCAAAACTATGGTATGTTAATTAGGTTTAGTGGAAGTCAAGAAACAGATTCTACAACTTTTGGTCATCTTAAATTTTTCTCAAGAAATACACATACAATTTATTCACCTAAATTAGAAGTGAGATGGGATGACCATGCACCTTGTACTGGTTCTAATACTGGTTCACTTAACGAACTTACAATGAGTGGATTAGTTGATAATTATCTATTTATGAGAGGATTAAAAGAAAGTTATATGGAAGATGACAAAGTGAAGTTTAGAGTAGGAGCAAGAAAAAGATACATTCAGAAATCATTTTCTAATTCTGTACAAACAGTTACTGGTTCTTTTATTCCTGAAAGTAGTGGTTCTTATGCGATTAAAGATGTAGCCACAGATGAATTTATAGTTCCATTTAGTTCATATACATCTATGAGTTGTGATTCAACTTCACCATATTTTAATCAATGGTTAAGTGGGTTTTATCCTGATAGGGCCTATAAGATATTATTAAAATTAAAATATGACGATGGTCAAGAACAAATATTTGATGATGATTTTGAGTTTATAGTTAGGAGAAAATAATTGTGGCAACCACAGAAATACAAAATAAAATTGAACAAATATTAGATAAAGTAGCTATAGCTTTAATTGAAAGTAATTACTATGGGTCATCTGAACAAGTACAACTAAATCAAAAAACAGTTAGAAATGGAATAGTTTCTTTGGGTAGACAGAATGGTGAAAGACTTCTTGTTTATCAAAAAGATGTTAAAGCTAATCCAAAAGATTTGATATCTCAAATACCAGAAAACGCAGAAACAACAACTTTAGAAACCATAGCTACAAATATATTAGATTTAGACTTTTTAATAATTATTGATAATACTGATAATTCTATCACATTGATAACAACACCCGCTAATTCAATATATGGTGGTAATAATGGTGGGTTAAATATAACCAATTTATTACAAGGTATAAATGAAGAAACTGGTGAAGTTAATCCAATTAACTTAGGACAATTCATTACCTATGACGAGAAATCAGAAAATATAGATGTCAGTCAGGCTAATGAGTTTTTAGATACAAACATATATGAATTAATAGGAGATGCTAGTACACGACAATCTAGAATAGATGCATTTTTTACAGAGTTTGAAAATTTAACTCAAACACCACCAATATTTACTGATGACGATGCTGATGGTTTAATTGATATGGCGACAGCTTATGATACTACAAATGATATAACAGACGCAACTCCTTTTGATGAAACTAAATCAATTGTTAGACTTACTGATAATGAGGGAGATAATAATGAGAACCAATCTTTACAAACTTTAAGAAATAGATTAAATGATTATCTTCAAGATGTGGATGATGTACCTGGACCTCCAGATGATTTGAGACCTGAGTATAAAAATCAATCAAGTGGTTATTTGAAATTCAGACAACCAAATCAAGGTATAATTATAAGAAACATCGATGATGAATATATTGAAGGATTAGATCCAAATAATCCAACTTATTTATCCACAGGTTTTACAATAACAATGTGGGTTAGATTTTTAGATAAAAAAAGTGAAGGAACTCTTTTTAATTTTGGGAATCCAACAAGAGAAACAAACCCATTTGGATTTAAATTAGAAACATTAGTTAATGAAGAACAAAGATATTTACGATTATTAGTTTATGATGGAGATGGTATAGAAGGAAGTAATCCATATCCGGGTGTTGGTTATTGGTATGATTCTCATTTCGGAGATTTTATTCCAACAGACGAGCAAGTATCACTACCTAAAATTCAAACTACTACACTTGATAGTTTAGATACTATTGATTTTAGGCAATATGTGAGTGTTCCGATGAATTTTAGTGAGTGGTATTTTATATGTGCAACTTACAATCCAAATATAGATGAGCAGGGCTCATTCTTTGCTTCTGGTTATCAACAAGATCCTGATTTTTGGAGAAACAATAGATTGGGTGATGGTAGTTATACGTATTCTTCAGGATTAGGAAGTAGAAGTAAAGTAGAAATAATATCAAGAACTGATTTATTAACAGCTCGTGGTTATAAAGTTTAAGGGAAGTTACAATGCCAAATAAATTTATAAACGGCAAAAAGAAATTTAAAAAGAATAAAGTTAGAGAACTTGATTCTATGATGAGTCATATCATTAGTACTTTTGATTATCTTTATGAAAACTCATCTAAATCTTTAGCTAAATCTAGTGTTAAAAACATATTAAGAGAATTTCAATCGTTCCTAACTTTACAGGGTTATGATTTTAAA